CCTGGGTTCATGCCGGCGCCGCCACCACCGCCGCCGCCGCCGTTTGCTCCGCCAGCACCACCCGCTGCGCCACTGGTAGAAGCCGTCACAGTTGTGCCGCCTCCACCGCCACCCGCGCCACCTCGCGTGCTGTTGCCGTCTGCGCCTGCAGATCCTGCCGTGGGTGCCGCGCCGTCTGTGCCAACTGCCCCACCGCCACCCGCCACATAAGACCCAGCAGCACCACCAGCACTGCCGGCAACAACGGCTGGGGTTGCGCTGTGATGTCCACCGGACCCACCTCCGCCGCCACCGAACAGCGACGAGCCCCCCACGCTTGATGCAGCGGCTGCAGATGAACCACCACCACCGCCACCACCAAATTCTGCGTTTGCCGTCAGTGCCGCACCAGCAGCAGTGCCCGTGACGCCTTGCCCGCCAGCAGCGTTGTTGGCCGAAGTCGGAACACCACCAGTGCCACCACTGGTTGAACCAATGCCGCCAGCACCACCACGCCCAGCGCCACCACCGCCACCAGACACAGCGCCAGAAATAGCCCCACCGGCACCACCGCCGCCACCAAATGCAGTTAGATGAGTGCCGAACGTTGAACTCTGCCCGACAGCACCAGCACCACCAGCAGCGCCAGCCGCACCGGGGGCGCCCGCTGTACCACCGTTCCCGATAGTCACCGAGACAGTAGAGGCAAGATCAGACGCGGCAAATTTGCCCTCTGCCATACTGCCGCCGCCGCCACCCGCTCCACCTTTGGCAACGGTTGCAGTTGCTAGTGACGCGCCAGCGCCACCACCACCGCCAGCGCCCCACAACCGCACCAAAACCAGCTTGGGCGTGAAGTTGGTCGGCTTTGTCCATGTGCCAGATGCCGCAAACGTCTGGATGTCCACATCGGAAGTCACCAGCGCATTGACTGGAGCCCCCGCAGCATTAAGCCGGTTCCAGCCGATCCCTTCAACGTAGATTGCAACCTCGTTGGCACCCAGCAGGAACCGCACCAACTCCGCTGCATTGGTGCCGTCCGTGTGGTAAATCTCTACGGTGTTGGTTACCGAACTGCTGTGATTGTTGATGCTGATGAACTTGACGTTGCGCACCGTGCTGGACGCAGGTGATGCAACAAAGTCGGTCGTCGTGGCAGTCGTGATGCTGGGCGTGTTCGTGCGGCCTGGCGTTACCGTGCTGCCGTTCAGGTCAACGAACGATGCGTGAATCTCAATATCACCAGCCGCGCTGGTGATCGCGTACAGCTTGTCGGATGTGGAAGCAAGGTTAATCACAGCGCAAAGATGCCAGAGGCATTCCATGAGACAACGATGTCGCCGCCGTTGCTGGTGACTGGCAAGCCAGTTACACCGGTGTCGATGTAGGCCACTAGGCGCGAAGTACCAGCCACCCCGGTGTCAAGGTACAGAACCACCGCCTCATAGCTGACGGTTCCAGCAACAGCCGTGAACGTCACGTTGTCACCGTCAAGAACACCGCCCGTGTAAGTCTTGGTGCCGATGGTCTGAGCCGTGCCGCCAGTGCCAGACAGCGAAGACAGGAACTCATGCGCGGTGCTGTAGGTGTACGTTCCGGTGTCAACCAGAACCACCTTCAGCGTGCCTGTCAGCGATGAGTTAGAAGAAGCCTGAATGATGGCTTCCTTCCACTTTGGGTAGAGTGCGTTTGCCATTAGCTGTAGCTCAGTGAAGCCCGGTTGTCCCAGACGTTATCAAAACCAGCGTTCCCATCAGCCCATGTAACAGTGACATCACCATCAATGCCGAAGTCCAACTTCTGAATTTGCCAACCAGCGGCAGAAGTCGCCGTTCCTACCTGAGCCTTACCGAGATAGGCCAGCGTCGGCGTGCTTGAGTCTTGGTCGTACCGGGTGGCGTAGTTCTGCACCTGTACCTCGTCGATCAGTTCGTTGATCTGCTGCGTCATGTCGCGCAGGTACTGGTACAGCATCACCGACAGCCTGCGGTGGTAGTCCTGCGGGTGGTCTTGCGGCAGGCTGATCTGGCCTAGCTTCTTCATCGGTTGCCAGCCTTGAGGAAGTCGAAGTCAACCACCGCAGCAACCCACGATCCAACCGCGTCAACCGTCAGTCTGTGAAAACGCCCCGACTGCCGAAGGTCAAACTTTCCGTTCGCGTAGATGCCCGATCCGCCATTGACCCCACCTTCGCCCCGAGACATGCGAACCAGCCCCGAGACAGTGGCAGACGTGGGCGCAAGCTGGTAACCCACGCGCAGCCTTGAGAGCCGGCTGACGATCTGGTCATCACCGACATCGAACAGCGTCATGGAGCTAGCCCCGCTGATGCCGTTCAGCGTCGAGAGTTGATGCGCGGAGGTAAACACCGTCATCATCCGGCCACCAGCAAGCCAATACTGCGACCCGATGCTCACATCGGGCATGTCTTCGATGTTCCCGCCGACAGTGCCAATCGTGGCCCCTGACGAGACGTAGTTCAAGGCGCATTCAATGGTCTGCGTCACCGTGCCCCACTGACGGGTGCCCATGTGATAGACCAAAGCCTTATCGCAGACAGACGAAGCGACAGACGGGTAAAAGAACCAAACAACCGAGTTCTGCTTGTCGTGCAGCACCACGCACTTGTAGATGAGCGCAGGGTTTACATCGTTGTAGAACCACTGCCGAATCGCGCCTTCTGCAATGCTCACCGGCCTGGTGCCGTCGAAAAGCATGATGTCGCTTCGACCGATGAAGGCATGGCCCAGCCCGCCAAGATCGGTGACGGCATCCAGCCCGACACAGCCAACATCGCCAGGAACTAGATCGAACTCCCACACCGCTGGAGAGCCGACATAGCGCCCGAGGTAGATGCTGCGATCCTTGTAAACCGCGATCTGCTCACCGAATGCTTTGGCAGCAGTGATTGCCCCCGGTGTGGACACAAGCCGGCCAGTGGCTGACTGCGTGGACAGGGCAGGCGTCCAGTCCGTCTCATCCAGCAGGGCAGAGCAATGCCACACATCAGAGCCGGCATCGGTGTTCACCGCCATGACGAAGCCAGAGGCAACCTCAATTGCCATCGCTTCAGGCGCACCAGAGATAGCGCTAAACGTGGTGCTGGTGCTTCGCTGGATCGGCTCACCAGCAGCAGCGGCTAGCGTTGAATCACCGAACTGCGCAAAGTCCCAGCGGGTGTCAGTTGAGAGCGTGAAACCGGAAGCACGCGACACCCACGAACCCGCGTCCAGTTCGTACAGATTCGCAGCAGTGCCGGCAAAGATTCTGCGGGTGCCGTCCAGCTTTGTAGCCACCGCAGCGTTTCGGCATTCAGCGGCGAGAACAGGCACCCCAGCGACCGAGATAGCCGTCGGCGCACCAGCGATGCCGTTTGACGCCGGGACGATGTTCTGCGCGGCCAGGATCGCGCCCGGCGTTGCATCGTCAACGTCTGGGAGGAAGCCGAGAAGGGGTGTCATTACCGGCAGAGGATGGGATCAGTAGCCCAGCGCAGTCCGCACAGCAGTCGCAATGGCGCCGTGGGCAGTCTTGGTGTAGTGCAAGCCATCGCCCGCGTCGTATGCCGGGAGAATCTGCGCGGTGTTTGCTGGATTGGCCACCACCGTATCTGCATCCACCACCGTGATGCCACTGGCTGCCAGCGCCAGAGTGCGCACGTTCTGCGCCTGCCGGCGCGCATGCTCCGCGCCAGTGTGAGCATTCACCGGCCCGCTGGTCAGGATCACCGGCGTGACGCCCGCCGCCCGACACTGGCCGATCATGTCCAGCGTGTGCGCCCATGCCAGGTCGAACGCCGCCTGCGTGTTGCCGTCGTTTGGACTCCACGCCTTGAAAGCGGCGAAGTCAGGCTTGGCAACCGCCAGGTAGCGCGTCAGCGTCTCGCGGCTGTCCTGCGTCTTCTGACCGGATGCCGCCCAGGTTGACCATGACGCGCCGGAATCGGCCCAATTCATTTGAACCGGCCAGCCAGTGAAGGCGCTCGCCGCCGCAGTGCTGTTGCCGTGAAACAGGGAGTCCCCGAACGCAGCGCCGGAGGCTCCGACAGCGCTGGTGTAGAAGATCGCGCCAACGCAGGGGATGCCGCCGCTGTTGTTCTCCAGGCACGAGTTGGCATCAGCCGTCGTCGTCACACCGTCGCCGGTCCAGGTGTAGGAGGCCAACTGGTGGCCGTTGTTGTTGGTGTCGGCGTTGTACGCCGCCATGGTGGCGCCGGGCGCAATAAGCACCGTTGCGGTCACGCCGCCGCCGCCGCCGTCCACCAGCACGCGCACGCGGATCAGGCCACGGGCGCCACCGTCACTGCGCGCAGTGGGCAGCAGAGGAATCAGATCGCTCACCAGCATGCCGGGGATGATCTGGCTGCCGGGTCCAGTAGCGGCCTGCGGCACGGTGCCGCTGGTGCTGCCGTTGAAGGTGATGCTTGTCCAGGTGATTTCGGCGCCGGTTGAGAGGATGTGCTTTGCCGGGCTCCCCACCTTTGCCTTCGGGATCGCCATTGCAGCGGCCACGTCGAAGTTTGCGAAGATCAACCGCACACCGAAGAACGAGGCAGGCGCCGGGTACTGCACATCCTGCGTCTTGAACGTGCCGGCGCCTGCCGTGATGGCGGTGGTGTAGGCGGTCGAGCCCGAGAAGAACTTGACGGCAGCGGCCCGCGCCGCAGCCGGCAGGCGGGCCATGCCGGCTGCGTAGTTCCCAGCCTTTGACACCAAGGCTCGGACTGCTGCCGGATCAAACCCGCCCTCTAGGGCCTGCGTTGTCGGGTTCCAAACGTAGTAAGCGCCCGTGTCGCGCAATTGGTAGATGACACCGAGACTGCCTTCAACACCGACACCATCCTGCAATGCAGCCAATTCGGTGGAGTTGATGATCTGAAACATCACACCCCCTCGCCGTTGCACACCACCGTGGCGCCAGTGCCTGTGATGCTTGCGATGACCGCACGGTGCAGGCGCCAAGGGATCGCCGCGCTCGTCGTCTTCACATCCGATCCGGTGCCGCTCAGGCTCATTGCGGTGCCGATGGTTGACCAGTTGACGCCATCGTTGCTGCCTTGAATCGTCACCGTTGCAGACACAGAGCCAGTGCCCGTGATTGCGGCCTGATAGCCCCACTCAAGGCCAGGTCGGTGCTGCGCCGTCGCTGTGTCGTTCGTGGTCGTGCCAGTTGAGAAGAAGTTGACTCGATACGTCATCACATTGACCCGCGAAGGCCCCCGGTTTCAAGTTGCTGCGCCTCTGTCTGGTGGCGCCGATATTCCAAGGCTTCCGCTTGCGCGCACAGCCCCGCCGCTTGGCCGTCTTGCAGCACATCGGCCAACACAATGCGCTTCGCTGCATGGCGGATAAGCGCTCCCGCTTCGTCCGTCCACACGTTCGACGCGCCTTCTGCTGGCTCGTCGATCTTTTGCAGATAGGAAATCGTCAGCGTGTATGCCGCATCAGGGATGGGATACAGCCGGATTTGTTGCGCGTACCAAGCCCATGCCCGGGGCTGCGCTTCCGTCGATGTCGTGGACGCAACGTCTTCCATCACACGGAAAGACCATCGATCCAGCGTCACATATCGCCCGTTGACAGTCAGCCGCAGGGAGTCAATCTCTGCGATGTCGTCGGGGATGGTTGACGTTGTGTAGAACTCTGCTCCGTTCGTCGTCGAGAACGACGAGCGGGCTTGATTGAAGCGAAAGCGCCGCGCCTGATACAGCTTGATCGCATCGCTGACGGCATAGCCGATCTGCGTGGTCAGGTCGGTGCGGTTGATCTCGTCCGCAATCCGCGCCTTCACTGCTGCAAGGGTTGCCATTTACGCCGCTTTCTTTGGCCGCCCAGGCTTGCGCTTAGGCTGCACAACGAGAACCGCCGCAGGCTTTGAGGGCGCTGCGGCGGTTGTCTGCTGTTGACGGGCCTGATAGATGGCCCGTCTACGGCACGGTTCAGCCATCGTTGTCGGGGATGTAGGCAATGACAACTTCAGCCCGGCCAGCGGTTCCGGCCGATCCCGTCAGGGCATGCGATGCCGTGATGGTGGTGTCAGCCGCGACGGTCATTGCAACAGCTTCATCCAGCGGGACAAAGGCAATCGAAGCAACCGACAGCGAGGTGCCGTACAGATCATCATTGGCGGTCGTGCCGATGTTGACCAGCTTGTTCGTTGCTGACGTATAGGCAACGTCAACATTGACACCCGACAGGGCCTTGAGGATCAAGGCGCCAGCAGGGATGACGCCGACAACGAACACTTCCGATTGGTTGGCAGTGGTGCCGGTTTCAACCAGCGACTTGCGCAGATAGTGAATCTGCTGCGTGTGAAACTGGCGCGCAGAGGTGCCAGCGGTTCCGGTGGTCATGGTGTTTCCTTTCTGTTGGAAGACGGCCCCGAAGGGCCATCAAAATCAGCCGTGGGCGATGGCGTAGGTCGGCACAACGATGGTGCCGAAGTCAGCGCTGTTGAACTGCGTCTTCTTGATGCCGAAGACCATGCCCGCCGACACACCGAGTTGGTTGCCGTAGTCGAACATTTCCTCAGTCCACGACATCTCACCGCCGCTGGTGTCCTTGCCGTAGGCCATCACGCCAGCTTGCGCGCCGCAGAAGATCGCCCGACGCACGGTGCTGATAGCAGCGCCAGTGGACGAGTTCACGCCCAGCGGAACCCGGGTGGCTTCGTGCAGCACGACACCGTTGTACTCACCCAGAGCGCCGTTGTAGATCGCGTTGCCGCTTTCCTTGGCGCCGCTCAGTGCGGCCTTGGTGATGTCCAGCCACTGGCCGGTCGTGGTGCTGGTGCGCAGGTTGTAAACCTGATACGGATGCAGGAACATCACGTACTTGTCTTCACCCGAGACACGCACGGGGCGGATCATCGGGCTCAGGGTCTTGGCCTTCTCGACGCACTTGTCAATGACGGTGATGTCAAAGACGTAGGCCGAGGTTGCCGACTCATCAGCCGAGCCGTTCAGGTACACCTTGTGCGAAGCGTCAGGCGCGATGGCAACTTGGTTGCCGGTGTAACGCGTGTCGGTCTGCGCGGTGTTGCCGCCCAACTGGTTGAAGAAAGCGGTGTCCAGACGGCCCGCCCACCAGTCTTCCAGGCCGGCGCGGGCTTCCTCACGGATGCTGAAGGGCACGCGCTGTTCGCTCATCTTGCCGGCGCTGCGCACAGCGTGGCGAAGCTGGTTGATGAACACGTTGTCGCTGTAGGTGGTCAGCGCTTCTTCGTTGCCCTCAAGGGTGCCGTCTTCCAGCACGCCATCGCCGGAAAGCTGCATGCGCAGGCCGATGGTGATGCGATCACCAGCGCCCTTGCTCGTCTCGTCCTTGATCTGGATGATCGAAGACGAAGACTTGCCCATGAAGCGGCTGAAATAGGTTGCCTTCAGGGCTTCCTGAAACAGCTTCTTCGACCAGAGTTTGACTGCCAGTGCGTCATTGACGCCGTAGCTCGTAGTAGACATGTTGAACCTCGTAAATGAATGGGATTGATGGGTTTGGCCTAACGCTTGGCCTTGCGATCAGTCCCAGCACTCACGCGGCTGGCTACGAATTCACCCGTTGACGCAGGGTGTTGCGAGTTGGCCCGTAAGGTGGAGCCTTCCCAGCTTCAGCGATGGCGATTAACCGCCCATCAGCTTCTGCCAGTTGTTGCCTTTGGTTGCGGCTGCGAAATCCTCGTCCGACATGGAAAGCAACGCCTCCACGCTGGGTTTTCCGCTTGCCGCGCCGCCACTCCCGAGGCTTCGGGATGCAGCAACGCCCCTCTTTTGCACTTGGAAGGCATCAGCCGCAGAGGGGGCGGCTGGCCGTGCTGAATAGCCCTTAGCTGTTGCCAGTTCGTATGACAACGCCGCAGCGTTCTTTCCGTTGGCAGCGCACCAGTAAGCGTGCTGGTGCATCTCATGCACCGATTGCTGCCTGGCGGTTTCTTCGTCCTGCCCAAACGCCATCAACTCACGCACCCGCACGTTCGCAAGGTGCTTGATGGCGTCAAGATAATCCGGCTTGACTTGCTGGAACTCTGCTTCGTCAGCCGTAACACGTTGCGCCAGCGTGGCCCGCTGCGCTTCTGCCTGTTGCGCCTGCTGCCACTGCTGGATTTGCTGCGCGGTGGCCTGCTGGCCTTGCTGCACAGCCTGCAACTGATGCCGCAAATGCTCTGCTGGGTTTTCTTCAAACGCCGGAACCTGCGGCTGCTGCGACTGCATCAGCATCGCTAGCCGCTGTTCAATCTGCCGATCCCGCTCCGCTTGCTGGGCCTGCATCTGTTCAATGCGGGTCGTCAGTTCGCGGCGCTTGTTCCGTTCTTCATGCAGGGCCGCAAGCGGCACCGTCTTTGCCCGTACTTCTTCGACGGTTTCCGGCTCTGCCGGCTCCGTTTCGGATGCTTGGGTTTCTTGCTCTGCCGGCTGGGCCTGTGTCTGTTCCGGCTCTGCGGACTCAGGCGGGAGGTTTACGTCTTCCCCGACGATTGCGCTTAGTTCGCTCATTGATAGGGCATAGAAGGCATTGGTTGCGGCATGCCATTACCGAGCGGGGCAACCTGCCCCGATAGCTGCGACAGGTTGAGTTGGGCAATCAGCCCCTCCACCATCGCTTGCAGTTGGTTAACCTGCGCCTCCATCCGGCGCACGTTCAGTTCTTCCATGCGGATGGGCATTTCCGCCTGCGCGATCTGCCCATCCTGCTGCACTTGTTGTGCTTTGGCCTGCGCGCTCATCATGCTGGCCTGCGCAGCCACTAGGCGCGGATCAGGCGGCGGCGGAGGCTTGGGCTGGCTCATCTGCTGCTTCCACTTCTCCACCATCGCGGCAGGCAGCGGCAGGTATTCCAGCAGTTCAGGCGCGAACTGCACGCCCATCTGCGCCAGGTTGGGAAGCATCTGCATCAGGATTGCAAAGGTGCGATCCTTGCTGTTGCTGGTGGTCGCTGCTTCGTCCACCACAACGTCATATTCAGCCGCCACCTGATCGCGCACCAGCGGCACATACCGTTCCACGCCGTCGCCTTGAACGATGCGAACCAAGCGCCCGTCGCTCATGTAGTCGCGGATGAACATTGCCAGCGTCCGGCCCTGTTCCTTGCGATACCTGCGCAGAGCATCAAACAGCGTGGCAAGCACCGTCATGGCCGACTGCTTGCGCTGCGCCTCAAGAATGCCGGCCTGCTGACGATCAGCCATGCCCAGCATCTCAAGGTTGATGCCCGACACATCCCGCAGCGAACTGATGCTGAAAGCCATCATGTTCTCAAGCTGCGGCGGCACGTTGGGGATGGGCTTCGGCATCAACTTGCCGCCCGAGATAGCCCCATCGTTGACCGTCACAACGGAATCAGACTTCGCCCAATCGTCTTTGAACTTGGAGAGGTTGTCCGTTGCCCCGTCTTCCATCACCAAGCCGCCCTTGGCGTTGGTGTTGACGATGTGCAGCACCTGGCTGAAGAACTTGTTTGCCCAGCGCTGCGGGTCCAGCATGGCGCGGACGATGCCGTACCACGTATTAGCGTTGCGGTCGCGCTTTGCCGTAATGGCGTTGTACGTGAAGCGGTTGCAGGGACAGCCGCCTTCCTCTAGCACAACATCACCGCAGACAAAGGCTTGCTTGTAGACCTTGCGTTGCTTGGTCACGGTGTCCAGCTTCATGCCCAGCGCGTCTAGCCGCTCTTGCAGCTTTTCGTACTGTTCATGTTCAAGCACCACAACCTGCCCGGTCGCGTCATCCAGCACTTGGTGATAGCTTTCAAGCTCCCACCACTGGTGATGGATCACCCGGTACTTGCCGGTCTTCTTGTCATAGCCGCTGGCGTCACGCTCATACAGCCACGCCAACGTCTGATCGTGAATCTCGCCTTCGTTGTCGTCTTTGGCGCCCCAATCGACAGAAGAACCAATCTCGGCATCGGGCCACTTGGCTTCGATTTCCTCGCGGTCTAGCCATTCCTCACGCTGCTGCCACCGACGATCAGAGAGATTGCGCTTCTTTGCCGAAGCATCCCACCGCATTGACAGAGGGTCACGCCGCTCAATCAGGATCGCGCCTTCCTCAGTGTCCACGTAGTCAATGCGCGTCTCAGTCCAGCCCACGCCGCAGATGACGGCATCAAGGAATGCGTCTGATTCTTCGTCTTCCGCATCGCACTGGTCGCGCACGTAGTCCGCCGCGCCCGTGAGAATCTCATTCAGCGCAGAGTCACCAAGGTTGCGCGGGATGTACTGCACAGACTGCCGGTTGTTGACCTCAGACCCGGCCACGGAATCGACCATTGGCGCAATGCGGTTGAACACAACCGGCGCCCGCATCATTTCTTCCAGCTTGGCCTTGTCCTGCGCGCTCCATTGATCGCCAGCAACGAACGCATAGCACTCGCGTGAAGCCTCGCGCCACCCGGCCTGGCCCTTGTCGGCCTCTTTCTTGGCAGCTTTCACCCGTTGCAGGGTGTCGCTTTCCAATGATTCGGGGGTTTCGTCTTCAGTCATAGCGCCCAAACGCTGCCGCCTGTCCGTTTTTTACCGTATCGGTCTTGCTTCTGATCGCTCGCGCTTTCACGCTTGCGCATCACGCCGGGGAACAACTCAGTAAGCGCCCAAATCACCGCATCCGCCCGGTTCGGGCTACCTGATCCGGTGTAACCCAGCGTCGAGAAGGCGCACAGTTCGTCTTCAAGCTCGGGGAACAGGCCCACATGCCGAACCTTCCCTTCTTCGTACAGCGCCGAAAAAGGCTCTGCACGCACAACCTTGCCGCGTGATGCCGTGACCGCCTTAAACGGCACCAGGCGCATTCCTGCGGCCTTGCGGGCCACCTCTATCGTCTGTTCGACCATCGCGCCGCCGTAGTTGGTTTCCCCAACCACAACATCTGCTTCATGGCGCGTGTAGGCAGAAACTGCCAGCCGACCCCACGTTGCAGGACCAGCCTTGACGGTCGCATCCTCTAGAACGTAGGCAATGCCGTCAGTCCCAAGCCCAACAACGCCGATGCCGATGGCGTCGTTTTCTGCGTTGTCCACATCACCCGACCCCGATGGGTCAACCGCCACCACCACGCGCACTAGATCGGGCACCTGATCGGGCCTAGTGCGCCAGCGGTCGATTTCTTCTTCCTTGAACAACGCGCTAGGAGTGGCGTCGGCAAACTGCCCGCGCAAGAACCGGCGCTTCATCCGCTCCGACATTGCTTCAAGCGTTGCCAAGTAGCCTTCGCTCAAGTTTTCCCGGTTGCTCTCCGGGTTCATCTGGAACCACGCGAAGTCATCCTGGTTAGGAAGACCCTCTTTTGTTTCCGGGTCTTGCTTGTCGTGAAAGACCTTGTAAGTCCAATGCGACTTAGGAGGCGGATTGCAGTCGTAGTACATGCGCGGCTTCAGTGCCGCGCCGTCCGTCACTTGCGTTGCCTTCTGCGCCAGGCGCGTTAGCGCCATGTTCCGGCCGCTCCACGGGATCTGTGAAGCCTCGTTCAGATAGATCGTGGCGTACTCTTGCCCAAGGATCTTCTCTGTGCGCTCTTTGTCGTCCAGACCGCCAAACCAGATTTCCGACCCGTTTGGCAGCTTGGCGAACCAATCGCTTTTGCTGACCGGCGCATCTAACCCCGGGAAGCACAGTTCCAGCACCTTCGGGAAAGTGTCAAACACAATCGACGCCTTCACCGCATTGAAGCGGAACCGCAGCACTGCATGCCGCGACTTCGGCGCCTTCATGGCCCGAAGGATGATGCTGCGGATAGCTAGGAACGTCTTGCCGCTGCGGCTTCCGCCGTACAGCATGATGTGCGTTGCCTTGCCGGCTAGAACGTCCTGCGCTTCTAGCTGCCGATCAGTAAGCCTCACAGGCTGTTTTCAGCAGGCGACAGGCTCAGATTGATGCCGCCTTTGTGATCGTGTTCGATCTTGTCGCCGTAGACCTTTGGCAACATCTTTGCCAGCATCCACTTGCGTGAATCAACCCGCAGCCTAGAGCGCGCCACAAACTCCGCGTTTGCTTTGTCGCCATGCTCCGTTTTGATCGTGTCGCCGCTGGTGTCGTCGCTGATTTCTAGAATCTCGTCAGCCAGCAACTCATATCCGCGTGCGCGTGCGCGTGCGTATTGTTCGCCAAACGCCGGCACATCGTGCGTCCAGTCCAGCACATGCGATGCCGACACTTCACACGCCGTAGCCGCTTTGCGAAGGCTCAGTCCTTCAGCCAACAGCGCGCAAACTTTGTCGCCCTTTTCCTGCGAGTACATAGCGTTTTCCGTTCGCCCAACGAAAAAAGCCGCCTGGATTGCTCCGAAGCGGCTTGCTGGTGGCACTGGTCAGAGTGCCTGATACGCACCACTTTAGCCGCAATCGTCCCCGTTTGCAACAGGCATGCGCAATTTCAACTCCAACTGATCCAGCGCGGCACGCAGTCTGCGCAGCCATGTGTCATTGCTGGCGCGGAACTCGGCATCGATGGCATCACGCGCCCACGGCTTGAAGTACCGGCCTACTGCCATGCGGTTGACTAGCTCAAGTTCCTGCAATGCCACATGCAAGTCTGTGTAGTCCTGCTGACTGAAGCCTGTTGGCTCGTAGCTCCTGGCGCGGCCTGGGATGCCTGATTGCAGCATCGGGCACATAGAATACCAACCAAGCGCCCTAGAGGATTCGTGGTGGCTACGCGCCGCCCATGCGTTTAGCAGGCTGACGAGCCATGCCGGCTCTAGTTGCGGTTTGCGCGCCATTAGATTCGCACCTCGTTGTTTGTCGGCAGAGCCATCAGCCACGTTGCCACCAGCGGGCGTGGCTTCCCGTCGCGCCGCTGCGGTGCAAGTTCTGCCCTGCCCTCTACCCATGCCCTGCCCTCTGGCGTGAGTTCCCACACATGCGTGAAGTGGTGGCGGGTTGCGCGCACCAGGCCAAACTTGCGGGCATCGCGCAGCCCCTTGTAGGGATCGGCGCCGCTTGCGTCCTGTGCAAACTCCGTGCGCTGCATCGGTCGCCCTGCTGCGTAGAGTTCGCGTGTGACGAGTTTCCAGCCGCTCATTGCCTCACCTCCACTTTGACCATGCCGCCAACCAGCGGCGCCCGCCAAATCGCAATCCCGTCGATCTGGCTGTCGTCATCCCACACCCCGGCATGCGTCAGGCTGTCCAGCAGGCTCTTGAGCAGGTTGTCCAGATCGCGGCGCCGCTTGTCGGGCATCCACGCTTCGATGTGGACAGACACGCGGGCTGATCCGTAGCGCGGCCACTTCTCGGCTTGTGCAAGCCTTGCGACGGCTTCCCGGTACTCTCTGCCGGTTTTGCTGATAAGCACCCTGCTTCCGACATGGCGCCAGTACGTGTTCACCGTGGGCGGGAATGGCAGAACCATCATCCGATCCACCTCCACTTCCCGCCGACCAAATCGTCGCCAACCGGCTGCGCGGTTCTGCCGGGTCGGTTGTGCCACATGGCCGAACTGCCGCCCGCGTCCTCCTTGTCCAGTTTGAAACCGGCAGCGCGCAAGCTGGCGCCGCCTTCATCTGGAAGCGTGTAGGTGTAGACAGGCGCGTAACCCAATGCCCTAGCAGCACGCCTAGCGGCCCCGTAGAGCATTGAACATGCGTTCCGGGTGCCATCGGTACACAGCCGGGTGACTTCCGCAGCCTTGCCGTTGTCCAAGCGTTGCGCCACAGGGCGCCCGATGATTGCCACGCCACGCAAAACGCCATCGTTTGATGCAACGCCAACACTGAATTTATGGCCGACAACAGGGCGCGAGTGGCGGTGAAGTTTGCGCACGAACTCGTTCGCCGTCTTCAGGTCGCACGGGACAATTTGCAGTTCGCCCATCACCCGATCCACTCCCGCGCTTGCTTCGGCTCGACCGGCTGCACTGCTGCTGAGTGCGGCACATGCATGCGCCACAGTGGTGCAGTGCAGTCGGCAACGTGGGCACCAGCCGGCACAGAAAAGTCCGCGATCCACATGCCGGGCTTGTACACAGCGTCACGGCGTGCGCAGGGGTGCGGGTGGCGGCATGCGCTGGCTACGCACTTTTTGCCGTCTGACAGCCAAAGCGGGGCCTTCATGCCTGCCCCCTCAGTTCCCGCCACTCCTTCGCAAAGCCCGTCCATGCTTCACTGCCGGGGGCGTACTCGTGGCGGTAGTTGTATTGCGGCGACGGGCAAATGGTGATCTTGGCGCGGCTGTAGTCCACCGCTCCCCGGATGTCGCTGGGCGTGCTGTGCAGCACCACCGGGGCGGGTTCTGAGGGCTTCGGCTTGATCGCCTCAAACCTCGAGTTCGGCTTTGGCGGTGCCTTGCGCGGCTGCTGGGCCTTGCTCTTGAGCCGTTCACCGATTGCCACCAGCCGCTGCTGCCTGCGTTCTTCCCGCGCTTCGCGTGCGGCCTGGCGGATTTGCTCTTTCTTGCTCCGGGGTCGGTGCGGGTTGTTCTCCCACGCTTTCACGCCTGCGGTGTGCCACTCACTCGGAACCAGCGGCGGCAGCGCTGCCCACTCTTTCGCACGTTCGGCGCTGTCGAAGTACCGCAGCCGTGCCCCTGCCCTGTCGGCGCGGAAAATGCGCTTCTGTTCTTCCATCGCCCGGGTGTGCTTGCCAAGCGAGGAAAGCTCGATCCGCACGCACTCCATCATCTGAGCCGCTGACGCACCTTCCAGCGCTTTGGTCAGTTGGTGCAGCCTGTCCCTGATCGTGGGCGGGGCAGCAGCACGCTTCTCGGCCCGCTGGCGCGCTTTTTCCGCCTTGGCTGCGGTGAGGGTAGCCTCTCGGGCTTTGCGCTTCTCTCGCGCCCGTTCTGCGCGCCTTTCGTGGGCGTTGGCCCACTCCGCTTGCTTGATGCGCGCCACGTCCATCGGGAACCAGCCAACAATGCCGCCTTCGATGTAGACCGGCGCCGCTTCCGAGAATGCGCTGATCCGGCTCAGTGCGTTCTTGGTGTGGCTGATGGAGTAACAGGCCCGGTCCATCAGTTGCCGCATCGTCAGCCCGGGATGGGCGTTGATGAGTTCGATCAGCTTCAGAACTGCCTTGCTGTCGCGTTCGATTGGTTGTCGCTTCATAGTTAATCTCCACAGAAGCACGCAATGGCTTCTTCTTCGGCGTCGAACATGTCTCGTTGGTCTGCAGCGAACTGCTGCATCTGCAAATAGGTCGGATCGTTTGGCCGGAAATGGATGCCGCGACTGTTGGCATCGTTGACCCTGGTTTGCGCCCACGCTTCTTCTTGAACCCACCAGACAGCACGGTTTGGCTTCTCCTTGATAAGAGAAACAAGCTGGCCGGTAGGCTTCAAAAAGCACAGATCGCAGTTCCCGGCTACGTCGCCAAGGTCAAAGGCTTGATCCCGCCAAAACGCCATGACATCGGATTTTGTAATCCCAACATCAGCCAACGGCATGCGCCGCTCACAACCCGCGTCATCGACTGGCTTTGCGCGAATCTTTGCCACCCGGCGTTGTTCGTCTGCCCGAATGCCAACCAAGTTTTCCCACTCGCTGTAGCCGTAATCACGCATCAGGTTTGCTGCGGGCAAAATCTTGAGATTGATCGTGCAGTAACGCTGCATTGCAGTCGGGAGGTATTTCTTCCGCCTGTTCAATGCTGTGAATGGCTGGCCGTGCCTTGATGCCGTTGCGTAATCAACGCAGGCCCAGCGGAACGCCACCAAATCACTGTCTGCGTACTCGACCCAATCAATGGGCACGCCCCAGCGCCGGCTGCACTCATCAACAAACAGCAGCGTGCGTTCATCTTCCCTGCCGGTGTTGGCAAAGATCACCTTTGCGTCATCAGGCAACCCGCCATTGCTTTGCAGCACGCGCCACAGCATGTAGGCGCTGGTCCTGCCGCCGCTGAAACTAATGCAGGTCGGCCCATCGATCCTGAACGGATCACGCTTCATTGCTTCCCCTTGAATGCCGGGCACCTTTGCGGCAGTTGCGCCAGCGTTGTCCCGATTTCGATTGATGCCCACGGACTCAGACCGGCGGCTTTGGCTTGCATGCACCGGCCGGCTTTGAAGTGCTGGCATTGGCGGCAGGTGTGCATGTCAGTCATGCTTCAGGCCATGCGCGTCGGCAATGCTTGCGATGCGCTGGTAAGCAATCCCGGCGTCATCAGTCCTGCACTCGCGCCCCGTCAGCCTGTAGACAGTCCAGCCAAGCGCCTCAATCTCGCCCTGCCGCTTTGCGTCTGCTTCCGCGTCTTGATGGAACTTGGCGCCGTCGCACTCAATGGCGACCTTTGCAACCGGGTTGCCAAAGTCCACAAAGCGGCGACCAACCGGGTACTGCGGGTACAGCACCGCGCCAACTTCGCGGATGTCTGACCACAGCCAGGCTTCAATCGGCGTCATGCGGATTCCGGCGTCGCTGTCCCACGCATAGGCATCGATGCCCCATGCAGATGCGCCAGCGGCTTGGATGGCGGCTTCGTGGCGCTCGTAATGCAACCTGATGCGGTCCCAATCGCTCATGCCACCTCCTGGCGCATTGCTTCCGGCCAGTTCTCACGCGGGATAGGCTTGAAGTCGCCAACCTGCGCCACCGTCTGCCCGCCGTAGTAGCCGTTAGCCACGGCAATGCGGTAATGCTCCTTGCGCGCCCTGCTGGCGTTGCCTGCTTCGACATCCCTGCGAAGCCGCTCCATCCACTCGCCGGGCGTTTCTTGGTGGTTGACCACCGAACCCAGCGCGCCAGCAATCCGCCTCATTCCGGCCGGATCAGGCGGAGGAAGCTGCGGCGCCGGCTTGTGTTCCTCGGCAATCACGCCCAGCGCACGGAATGCGGTTGCGGTCGGCGGGAAGTCAGGCGGCAGCGAATCCAAAGCCTTGCGGATGTTGGCCGGCTGCATGCCGTCCAGCACTTCAGCCCAATCGGCTTTGATGGCGTTCATGTCCACGCCTTGCCACTTCGCCAGCCATGCAGAGCCGTAGCGAACGGCCAGCCTCATGTGGATTTCGTCAACGTAGCGTGAGGGGAGCGGCATCGATGTAGTCCTGTTGCGTTGATGGGTCCAGGGATGTGCCCTTGAACCACTTAGCCATTTCTGCGGCCTTTCGTTCACTGGCTGATGGGGTAGGCCCAGCCCGCCCCTGTTCGTGCAGCCACGCGGCCTTAAAGCCCGCCCAGCCGTTGCCCGCAGCGGCCTTGATGGCCTCGCCCGGAGTGATGCGGGCTTTGATGGCCTCAGCCTTGATGTCAGCCCATGCAGTCGGCGTCAGCGGCAGACCCTTTGCCTTGCGGGCAACGAGCCAATCCGTCGCGTGCTGTTCCTCGACACCATCGGCAACCAGATCGGACAGAGACACAAGCACCGCAGGTGCTGCGCGCTTGCGCGTTGTCTTTGTCTCTGGTGTTGGTGTTGGTGTTGGTGTTGGTGTTGGTGTTGGTGTTGGTAGCTCAACCAACGTTGAGCACTCGTTAAACGTTCGTTCAACGTCCGCTGCACGTTCGCTTGTCTGCTTTGCTAGGCGAGCGTTCACCGATGCCTGAGCGGACGCCTTAGCCTTCGCTTGCTTGTCCTGCATCTTGGCTATCTCAGCCTCGCAGCGAAGGTGAATCCAGCCTTGCCCGTCATCGCTGGTGAAGAACTCGCGCAACACCGCTTCCACCTCTGCCACATTGCCGCGCATGCGAATCAACCGAGCCACCTCCGCTGGCTCTGCCGGAAGTGCGCATTCACGCAGGTAGTACAGGTCGAGCATCCGGCGATAGGCCAGGTCTTCCATCGGCTCTAGGTGGGCCGTGTGGGCTGCGTAGTCGCCCAGGTGGAAGGGGTAGTAATTCACAGGGTCAGGCCGTCCACTTCGTCGGCTTCACCAGCTTGAACACCATCAAGCCGTCGCCCCTGCGCTCGTACTTGTCCAGTTGTTCGCCAGTGCGCAGGTAGTTGTGGCCCGACTCGCTCAGGCGCTTCCAGGGGCACGAACTGATGCGCAGTGCCTCAAGGTCGCCATACGTCATCGCCTTGCGCGACTGGCGCAAAGCCCGGATCAGTTGTTCAGCGTGAGTCATGCTGTATGAATCCACATTCGCAATAGGACGGAAGCCCACACGCCTGTCAGGGTATGCAAGCGACGGCACGGGGCGCACGATTGGCGCCATGTCCACTCACCCAAAAAGAAGGCCCACCAGCGCGGAGCGAATCACGCAGCCGGTGGGCCAGAAGGCCCCGGACGGCAGCGCGGGAGAAAACGCTGCGTCCAACGGATCGGCCGTCACCACGGGGGCCAGGAGAAGGGGTCATGCGGCGACTTTTGAGCGCTTGCCGTTGCGGTCGCGGTCTGCGTACAGGTCGCGCACAGTCATGCCCTTGGGCATCAACTTTTCCAGCCGCAGGAAGTGCATCGGTGATGCCCAACCGCGCTCCACCCACTGCTGAACCAGTTGATAGTGGAAGCCGTCGGAGATCAGCGCAGCAGTCCGCGCTGGCCCTCCGTGGTGTTCGACTAGGCGACGAATCGCGCTTTCTTTACGGGGTGGGTTCGTTTCCATGCCGCCCATTATCCACAAGTTCTGCTTGGGAGCAAGTTCTACTTGTGTCGTCTGGCGAACATTGCCCGCGCACACTCGCAGACATGGACGAAACCATCGGCGAACGCATCAAGCGGATCGCCAAAGAGCGCGGGAAGTTGTCGGGCGCGAAGCTGGCCGAACAGTTCGGCGTCAGCTATGAAGCCTTGCGCCGATGGTCAAAGGGCATCGACACGCCAACGCCGGCCAACGCTGCGGCCATCGCTGAATACTTGGGCGTGCCGGTGTCTACGGTGATGTTCGGCGCCGCCCCGCCGCCGCGTCGTCCCGACGCAGAAGCGATAGCCGATGCCTTCGACGCGATGCCCGTAGACAGTGACAGCGCCATTGATCGGCGCCAGTGGCTCTATGCGTCGATCATGGGGCAGATCGCAGCGCAGACCGCATCCGCGCCCAATCCTCAGCCACCACAGCCTGACGCGCCGCCCACCGCTGCGCGTCGTCCAGCCGCAAAAACGCGGCCTTGAGAATTCCGCAGGCCATTGCTAGGTCTGCGTAGGCTCTAAACATCGGCAGTTGCTCGGGAGAGACAACCAGCGCGGTCGGCACGATCCGCACGCCGAAGCGCTGCGCCTGGTCGGCCACTGACAGCAGATGGTCGGCCCCGATGGCAACGGCTGACTCGCTGTAGATCACCACGTTTGCCAGCGCTGCGCGCCTGCCACCCCATGCAGGGCTGTCGCGGATGATCCGGCCCGCTGTCGATGGCGTTACCACCCCACTGATCCGCGCCAGAGCTACGGCGCCGCGTTGCCCGACATGCGCGCTGGCCGTCGGATAGCTGTAACTGTTCATCTTGCCTCTGTTGGCGTCTCGTTGCGCCGTGTCACGGTTTTTACACCGTCTCCAATGCGACGCCTTCACCTGTTCGGGTGGTACGTAGTCGGTTAGGTAATCTGCAATTCGCAAGTTCTGCTTGTGCCCAAGTTCTACTTGTGCCATGATCCGTCATCGGTTCAACGAACCAGCACACCGGAGAGCAGAGATGAACAGCAACGACTTCCCGCAGGTGACCTTTGCAACAGGCAATGGCGTTCTGCGCGGCCACATCGTCGGCACCTTTGAACTTGGCGGCGAACTGTTCTATGTCATCCGCGACCAGTTCCGCGATGAGCGCGCTCTGCGTGCCAACGAGTTCCAGATTGCCTAACCCCAACACCCCACAGGAGCGCACACCATGTCCGCTTTGCTTGAAGCCCTCCGCACCCGCCAGCCGCTGGCAACGGCAAACCTGCGCGGCATGCAAGACCGCTACGAAGCGCCGCCCGAGCAAGACGACGCGCTCGACCTTGACGGCCAAACCGACATCGCAATCGAACTGATCGGCCGCGCCTGCCGTGCCCGCGACGCAGCGGCTACGGCTGACTTGCTTCGCGAGGCTGCGAAGCTGCTGGTGTGCATTGCTGATGAGGTGGAAGCATGAACACAAAGCACACGCCTGGACCTTCTAGAAGCATGTACCGCTATGTCTGCCACGCCTGCGGTCGCAAAAGCTATTCGTTTGCCGAGGTCCGCTATTGCGATCACAAGCCGCTTGTCAAGGCTACCGGAGCCGCGCAATGAGCAACATCGAACTTGAGCCGGCACGCTACGGCATCACTGGCGCCCCGTGCGGGGTCACGATGGGCATTCGCAAGGACTTCTGCGCATGGGAAGCGGTGCAGCCGCTGGACGCTCCCGAGTGCATGCCGCGTGGCTCTGTTCGGGCTGGGCACACCACCAACAACGGCAAGCAGTACGCCAACACCACGCTGAACCTGTGGGCGCGCATCTTCGGGGGTGCGGCATGAACACGCCATTCATCGTGCTGTGCTACGTCTGCCAGCAGGAAGCCAGCTACGCAGCGTGGGAAGCGCACCTTGCGGATCGGCCGATGACTTGGATTGCGCGATGAGCCGCTTTCCACGCACGTTAGCCGACGCATTCCCTTCGGAGCGGTTCTGCGCCATGCGTGGCCCGTACCGCCGCGAAACCGGCTTTATCCGTCAGGCAATCGGCACCGTCTGCGTGCTGGGCCTGTTCGCAATCATCGGTGCCCTGATCGGCGCCGGCTTCTGAGGATCACGCCATGAGCGACAAGCAACCCGAAGCGCTGCGGCTGGCCGAGTCTTACGACGATGCCCTTACCTATGAGTACAGCGGCACAGACGATTGGATTACAGCCTCTGCCAACGAACTGTCGCGCCTGCATGCACTGCTTGCGGAGCTTGTGGAGGCGCTGAACCTTGCGCTTGATTATCTTGAGCATTCCACAGAGTTTCGCATTGGTCACCCTGGCTTTGAGCGGGCGCAAGCCATTGCAAAAGCCGCCCTCTCCAAAGCAAAGGAGTCCTGAACATGGCATTCCCTCAAGTCGATACGCCGTCCGGTGGCCCGCTGACTGCCGATGACTTCAAGCCCGTGCCCGCTGGTTGCGGTCAGCAGCGGTGGCCCGAGCGCCGGGTGAACTGGCCCGACACCGTGCCCAC